AAAATTTTTGTAAGCGCTCACAATTAAGACAAAAACGCTTTCATTTTTTCATGAAAATTTCATGAAAATGAGAAAAATGGTTATTGATAGTTTGGATATTCATGACGTTTTTGCAAGAACACTTAACTTATAAGTGTTTTCTTTGAAAAATTTTATACATTTTTAGATAAACACTTATAAAATAAGGTTAAACCAAAAATATTTATTTTTGATAAATTTCTATGTTTCTAAAATTGAGTTCACTCGTGAACTCGATTTTATTTTTGTATTGATCGTTCCCGAATCAATATTCTCCTTTGATTTTTAAAACATTCATCATCTCTCTTGAGATGATTTTTTTTATCAGATTAATCATTTTATTTTAGACATTTTGATTTAAAAGTGATATAATATATTCATAAAAATAAAATTAATCAAAAAGGAATTTTTTAAATGCAAGAAAATAATGAAAACAAACGTTTGACCCAAAAAGATGTAGCCAAACAATTAGGTATATCTACTGCTACTTTAACAAGACGTTTAGATAATCATGAAATCAATTATCGTACCACTGAAACTGGACTTCGATACCTTGTCCAACAAGATGTCGATGATTATTTGAACCAAATAAAAGAAAACATCATTTTAGATTATGATGTTCCTTATATCGGTGATATTTTGAATGATTTATCAAATAGCTTAGATGACCAACAGAGACATCGAAAAGCTTTGAAAATTGTGATTGAAAAACTAAATAATATTACAACTATCACACACGATAAAATTAAATTGGTTTACATTCAATTAACCATTGATATGTTATCAGACACCATTCTCATTAATTTGGATCCAATCGATTTTGAGGAAATTGTGGCACAAATTCTCATTGATTTGAACTATCATTTATCTAATTACTCAGAAGTGGATATCGAAGAAGTAAAACCCGCTAGAACCACAAACCCTAATAAACGCTTCATTCATTCTGTTCTGACCTACTCAGATAAAATTGATGACGGACAATATTCTATTGATACCTATGAAGAATTAAAAGCAAAAAACATCGGTAAAACCGATATGGAAACAAAATACAATATGCTACGTGACCTTAGACAACAATTATACGAAGCATCGCTTCGTGAACCTCAAGATAGCCGTTCAGCTAACCTCGCAATATTTGCGAACGGTTTAACTGATGAATTACTTGACTTATCTTGGGTTCAATTTAAGACGCTAATTTACGCTAGACTTCAAGATATACATAAGATAGCTAACAGATAGAAAAGCGATTAAAGGAGAAAAAATGACACAAAATACAGAAGAATTGGCTCCTGTCAATATCGTCAGGGAAGGGGCGACACTAAACTATGTCATCCAAAATGAAACCAGACGTTTCATCAGCCAAATCGATAAAACCAATCCACCTGAACCAGGCGAAATTGAAATTCAATTAATCAACCAAATTAAAAATCAGATAGGTGTACTCAATACAGAACTTAGTTCTAAAGAAAAAATGGTTGCACCTAAAGCTTTGAATCACACACAGATTGCTGAAATTATGATGGCTCTCTACCCAATCGCAAGAGTTATCGTAAGTGAAAATGAAGACGATCCAGATGCTAACGTACTTGCTGTCTACCAAAATGAAGGTCCATATAAAGGGACTTACCGTTATAATAAAAAAGACTTACGTAGTATCGCACGTCAATTCAAATACGGTCTGAATGCCAAAGAATTCGATGAAATTGAAGAAGTTTTAAAAGATATTGCCCCTCAAAAACCTAGAACCATTGACAAAGATTTAATTGCTGTTGAAAACGGTATTTTCAATTATCAAACAAAAGAATTAATCCCATTCTCACCAGACTACGTTTACTTGTCTAAATCACAAGTAGCTTACAATCCGAAAGCTAAAAACGTGATCATACATAATGATGAAGACGGAACTGATTGGGACGTTGAATCTTGGGTAAATGAATTGTCAGACGACCCTGAAATTGTAAACTCCATTTGGGAGATTTTATCAGCTATTGTTCGACCTCATGTACGTTGGGATAAAGCCGCTTGGTTGTTCTCTACTAAAGGTGCCAACGGTAAAGGGACTCTTGTAGTCCTCATGCGGAATCTTGTTGGGAAGACATCTTACGCGTCTATTCCGATTGATGATTTCTCTGGTAAAAACCAATTCTCACTAGCTCCACTTCTTAACGCTACGTCTGTTATCGTTGATGAAAATGATGTCGGTACCTATATCGATAAAGCAGCAAACTTAAAAGCTGTTGTTACAAATGACGTTGTCACTATTGAGAAAAAAGGTAAAGATAGAATTGCTTACCAATTTTATGGCTTCATGGTTCAATGTTTGAATGAATTCCCACAAGTTAAAGATAAAACCAACTCTTTCAACCGACGTCAACTATTTATCCCAATGAATAAAAGTTTTGAAGGTGTTGAGAGAAAATACATTAAAAACGATTATCTGTTCAGACAAGATGTTCTAGAATATGTTTTATACAAAGTATTGAACACTAATTTCTACACATTATCAACACCTGAAGCGTCTAAAGAGATTCTGGAAGAATTTAAATCAAATAATGACCCATTGTATGATTTTACAACATTGATGTTTAATGAATTGACTTGGAATGTCGTACCTGCTGATTTTCTATATGATTTATATGAAGCTTGGTACCTCAAAAACGTCAACAAAAAAGGTCAAATCGGTAGTAAAATCAAATTCAAACGTGAAGTTGAAACCATCATTAACCAGAAATTCAAAAACCAATGGGTTTATGATAAAAAACAATACCGTATGAACACTACTGACGCTGAAAGTCCTGAAATCAATATTGCTGCTTACAAACTGGAAGATTGGTACGCAGATACCAATGGTAATAACAAAGAAAAATTATCAAATCCTGATTTATCAGGCAAACGATTTACAGGTGTATTCAAACGAATTCAAGAAAAGGAAGCCGAATAACATATGTCTATTAAATTTCAACATTATGATATTGAGGTTTTGAGAAACATATACACGATTGCCACTTTTCAACCCTATGAAGGGAAGAAAGGAACAGTCGATGTCTTCTATTTCACAAAAGATATCAATCTATTCAAGTCACCACATGGTGACTTGGAGATTGATGGTGAAAAATATGTATCTCATAATCAATTATTAAAACTAACGAAAGCTCATGTTTTGAAACATAATCCCATTTTCAAAGGTGATGTACGATTATATAATATTTCAAAACCAGATGGAGCTTACCAACTATTAAAAACCTTTGGTATTTCAAACAACAGTAACAATACATACTCAACGGATAATAACGAGTACAAATGTCTAAAAGTCGGTGATAAATTATACCCACTTGACCGTTTCGTTCGTGATACCGACCCAGAATTTGAAAAAACAACCTATCCATTTTTGGTGTCCTATAACGGATATCAATATGATACGACCGTACTAGCAGCTCTATACGATGAATTGTTCACAACACCTGATGAAAATGGTATCTTTGAAATTGATAAAAATTGTACAACAGAAAGTTTGCGCATATATAATGACCAACTCTTTACAAAAGATTTCAAATCCAATATGTATAAGCGTTTGTGTGTTACACCGAATCGTCCAGGAAGAGTACATACGACCTATAGTGAACCTGATTACAGCTTAAACTCGTTTAGATTCAGAAGTAATATGTTGAAAACGGGTCGATATATTGACGCCGCCCGTCTGAACGAAAAAATGACCAAAGTTGCCTTAAAACGGTTGCTCGGGATGTTAGGTTGTCAAATTATGGAATCTGATAAAATCAAACCAAATAATCCTTTCATCAAAAACTTGAGCGAAATGTTGGATCTCTTTGCTTATAACGCATCGGATGTTATCAATCTAGATACATTACTTCACAACAAGTTCTATATCAGTGCCTTTGAACAACGTGACCAACTACTGTCTGATTACCCTGAACTCATCTACATGGAAAAAGGAAACACTTACAAACCAAATATCCATCCAGATAAAGTCAGAAGAGATCGATTGTATCGAGATTCAACGTCCTCTCAACTAACGGCTATGGCTTTATTCCCATACAGTAAGGTTAAGGATTATAGGTATGTTTCCTATAACTACCCATCTCAACAAAAATGTGATGAATTAAACGCTAAATTTGCCTTAGAAATTGCTAACGGAGAAAGAGAACCTTTCGTACAACGAAACATTCTTGAAGAAATGAAGGAATTTTATTACAAACTATTCCCTCAAGCTCATATTCGAGAGAAATTTGATAAAATTTACGATTTCTATAAGAATTTAGAAGGTAAGAACTTCAATGCATCGAATTATTACCAAGAATTATACCCTGATGAACAAGTCTTTGACCCTTATCAGTTTAAATTCACAGATAGTTATATCCATTATTACGACAAAGATGGAAAACCAACTGGTGATTACGCCAACTTCTCCATCGGTGGGATTCACGGAGCTGAATGGAACATTGCTTTATTTGATGCAGAAAATCAAAAACTTGAAAATCTTAAGACCTTAATGTCTCAAATCAAAGGTCAATATCCTGATGCTGTTGACTTCAGAAAATCTCAAGTAAACTTGAAAGTGAAAGGCGTGAAAAGTAAACGTGGTTACGTTGTCCTTGACGGTAAACTCTATAAAACAACAGCCTTCATCAAAGGTGGTAAAAAGGTTGCTGATAGTGAGTATAAAGATGACGTCATTACAATGGATTCACCATTTACAACTAACTCAAAAGATGTAAAAGAATTAGATGATAAATTCAAATTCACGACCGTATCCATTGTAAATCACGAAGATTTCACATCTTACTATCCATCTATGCTGATCATGATGTCCGTCTTCTATAACGAAAGACTTGGATATGACCGTTATAATGAAATCTTTGAACAAAAAGAACATTATGGTGTCTTGATGAAAGACTCTAAATTGCTAGACTCTGAACGTATCATTTATAACGTCAAACGTAATGGTACGAAATTGATGCTAAACGCTGCAACTGGGGCTGGTGGTGCACCATTTGATACAAATATTCGTGCCAATAATGCTATCTTGAGTATGCGTGCAATCGGTCAGATGTTCACCTTTATGGTAGCTCAATATCAAGCTTATTATTCAGCTAGAGTACCTTCAACGAATACCGATGGTCTTTACACCATTATGGAAGAAGAAATCAACAACAAGTTGCTTTCTGAAATTTCAGCCAACATCGGAGTTGCCATTGAACCTGAAATCATGTATTTGATCTCAAAAGATGCTAACAACCGTTGCGAATTGGTTCAAAAAGGAGATGAATTGCACCTAGAAAATTCAGCAGGTTCAATCGGGTCATATGACGGTCCTGAACCAAATAAATCCTTGTCACATGCAGCTATTATTGATCGTGTTCTCGTTGAATATATGATTGAAAAGTCAATCAAACAAGGAGATAAATACCTAACTCAAGATTTCGATAGAAAACTAGCCAAAGAGATTCTATCCAAAAATCTTAACAAAATGGATAACAAAACTCGTCTATTGTTCTTACAGAATGTCTTATCATCAAGTCCAGGTATTCCATCTTATGTCTTTTCATCTAAAAACAAAGACTTATCTGATCCTGAAATCATTCAGCTTTACAATAGAACATTCTTAGTGACAGAAAATGATCCAAATAAAGTTTACATGCAGATTGCAACAGCTCGTAAACTAACTCCTGCTACTATTAATAAACGTAAAAATAATAACGAAATTTTGGTACAACATGACCCGTTAGCCCAACATATTATGACCGAGCATGGTTATACCCAGTATGAAGAATTAACGGAAGCATCACTCAAGAAAATTCCAGATATCGAATTAGAACAACCAATTCGAATCTACAATGGTGACCTTTCTGTCATGTCTAACGAAGAAGTCATGTCTATTCTCAAATACATTGATGTCGAAGCTTATATCACTTTGATTGAAAAAGCTTATGTGAAATCATGGCAAAATATTGTTCCAAAAGAAACCAACCTTGATGAACTTCCATTCTCTGATGATAGCATTTTGACAAAAAATAACTACAAAGAGTATATCGATCTTGAAGATGTTAAAACTGCTAAGTTTGTGGAAGAATTATTCAACTGCGAGGTGGCATGAGTTGACGAAAATACTATCAATAGACCCATCATCCAATAAAATTACAACCTCTACCACAGGGGTTGTAATTATGGATAATGCAGATTTAATTTACTATGAATCGATACCATATGGTTCAGAAAACTTCAAAAAATGGTGGCATTCAAAAGGTAAATTCCTTGAATTTGATACATCCATTGTTGAAAAATTTGAAGCTAGAGATAGTGATTACAGTCGGGACAATACTGTTAAACAAACGATTGAAACCATAAAAGCTTGTATTCCTAATATCTTTGAACAAAGAAATGCCGGTTACATGCAAGACGTCCCTGACGCACTCTTAAAGGCTTTAGATTTATGGAAATTTGACCAACAAACCCACCATAATGATATCAGAGCAGCAGCAAGACTAGCACTCTTTTACGCCATGAGAACCGATATGGAAGACGTTGTCACACACATTGGATTAAAATTAGAAAGGAAATTAAATGCGAAATAGAAAATTTAAATCCTTAATCAGTTTCATTTTAATGATCATTATCGCATGTGCCTATGTGACTTTAAAAGATTTTGATTTCAATAAAATCCTAAAACACGCGCCCAAACAAACCGCAACCAAACAAGTTGCGTCTAACGCTAAAATCTCAGACTTAGGTTACCCTGAATGGTCTTATGAGGAATACCCAGATTATTACGCTGAGAACGGTCCAGCTGTTATAGATGAATCAAAATTTCCTGAAAAAGGTAATATTAACTACACTGGTAAAGATTCTTTAGGTCGAACATTGGCTGTATACGGAACTATTACCTATAAAATGGTAGAAAAATCAGCTAAAGAAAAAAGACCTGATTTTAAACCAGATGACAATCCATCAGGTTGGTCTAAAAATAAAAAAGTGACCGTTGAAACATCAACAGGTCTCTACGATGAAGGATGATTCTGGAACAGAAGTCACTTAGCTGCTGACCGTCTAGGTGGTGAAGCTACAAGCAATAACGCCATCACTGGAACCCGTATGCAAAACGTTGGGAACCGTAGCAATACGGGTGGGATGGTTTATATTGAAGAAATTGCAAGCAATTATCTGAAAAAACATAAAGACAAATTTCTTTACTATTCAGCTGAACCAATCTATAATGGAGATGAATTAGTCCCTCGTTATGTCATTGTAAACGCTAAATCTGAAGATGGTACTTTAGACAAACAAGTGATTACATTCAATTATCAAAAAGGATACACCATAGATTATCACAATGGTACATTCACAAAGGATTAAACATGAATGCTATATTTATGGTCATATTTAGCATTATAGTTATAGTTATAATTATAAGCAAATCAAAACCTACAAACCAAATAAACGAAAGTGAGTATACAAACATGCCAACTGTTACGATTTATTCAAAAAACGACTGCGTCAAATGTCGTATGACAAAGAAATTTTTACAACAAAACAATGTTGATTATTTAGAAATTAATATTGATGATGAAGAATTCAACCTAAAAGAGTACGGTAAAACTCGTGATGATTACGTCAAGTACATCAAAGATGAACTTCTACTTAGTACCATGCCAATTGTTGTCACAGATAATGACTACTGGGGTGACTACCAACTTGGTAAGCTAAAAGAATTGGCAAAACAAGTTCAAGGTTAAGTCTATGACTACCGAAATCAACACCAAAGGGTTAGCTCCTTTTGAACTTAGAAAATGGCAAAAAGAAGCTTTAAAAAGAGTCACTACAAATGAAAAAGGAATCTTTCTTGAAGCAGCTGGAGGCAAAGGGAAAACCATTGCCTCTTTAGCTATCGCTAAATTCAAAAAGGCTAAAACTATATTAGTTTTAAATAATCAATTATCCATCCTAAAAGGTTGGGAAGAATCCTTCAAAAACATGAATTTCGATACCGATGTCAGAATCATGTGCATTACAGGTCGAAAGATTCAAAACATCATCAAAGCGTCTAAATCAGGGAAAGTAAAAGTTGATATCCTCATTATTGATGAATGGCAAAATATGTCATCTGATAAACTGATTAAAGCATACACAAAAATAGCTAGAAAGTACACCATTGGTCTATCTGCTACCCCTATGCGTAAGGCAGGACAAAACTTCTACGGTCTTGAAAAAACCTTATGGGGAAAAGCTGAACCAAATCAGATTTTCAACTGGCGCTCCACTCATGGTATTTTGGTGGAAGATAGATTCTCCTACTCTAAGTATAAATGGACTGAATTTAGAGATTACGAAAAATACATTTCAAATCTACCGAATTTCATGTCTATGGGAGAAATTGATAAAATCGAAAATTCTGAAATCAATAATGGTCACAAAATTATTCGACATAAAATTAAAATTAAACCTCAAAATCCTGAGTTGATAAAAAAACTGTTGAAATACAATATTGTAACCATCAATAAAAAGTCAGCTATGCCAAAACTCCATTTTGGTGTCAACGCATTTATTCGCTACTTAAATTCAGCTGAATGTGAAGTTGATTTCCCAAAAATTAAACCCTTGAACAAACCATCTCACCTCTTAGACAAAATCAAACACATGATTGATACCTGTCCAGACCCCATGATTATTATCACGAAATCTGTCCAATTAGCAAATATCATTAAACAACAAAACCCTCAAATCGGAATTTGGACGGGTGAGACCAAAAACAATCTCGACGCAGATGTCTGGGTTGCAACTCAACAAACCCTTGGTGTCGGTGTCGATGGTTTACAACATAAATTCAAGCATATCACTGTCTTAGATCCAGTCGATTCAGATTCTGGTGAATTTGATGACTATAGACAGCTCCTATGGCGAATTACAGGTAGTCGTCAGCAACATGATGTTCACCTAATAGAACTTCATTTTGAAAAGGAATAACGCTATGTACGAAAATGAAATTAAAGAATTGGAAAAAATTCTCCATCAGCAAAATAAACGAGTTTATAGAAACCTTAAATTTGAGAAAAGTGATGTCAACACTATGTTTCGGGGATTGATCAACAATTTGTTTGATTTAGATTATTTGGATAATCATTATATTATCAAAATCAATATGAAATTCAATAAGTCTAGAACCTACAAATTTAGTGACAAGACTGAATTTCTCTTGTGGATTTACAGAAGATTGGAATTAGTTCAAACTATCCTTGCGAAAAGTTCACAAGAAGACAAAATTTACTATGACGAAATTCGTAACCAATTGACACAATTGGCTGATTTTATTAAAGAAGATAATCGTTGAACTGAATTGGCTTGCCAATTCGGTTCAATTTTCGTATATGATTTTTATAAGTATATGATTTCAATTGATTATATAACGAAAAAATGTTATACTTTATTTGTTTCTGATGGGTCTAAAAATAGAATTAAAATTTAGAAACAAAAAGAGGTAAAACAATAATGGCTAGAACAGTATTAGCAGAAGAACTTAATGTTGGTGACGTAATTTACGTATCAGGAACTGTAGATTTCTCACATATCACTCGTAAATACGAGCCAGGAACTGAAGAATTTGAACAAGCATTTATGCGTAGAAAAATGATTAGTCCTAAAGCTCGTAAACCACAAAAGGGATATACTTCAATCACAATTCTTAAACCATCTATTAAGACTGAAAATCCAGAAGCGTTCAAATACGAAGGTGACAACCTTGTAGCCGACATTGATAAAATGACACCGCTTGAAGCGTATATGTATGAATCAATGTTCAAATCTAACCGTCATGGTGACTGGCGTTTGACAAACGAAAACAAAGGAAACCTTCCACAAGTCGGTGAAATCAACAAACAAACTAAAGAAGTTACACTTGTAACTCCTAAAGGTGAGTTGGCTAAAGGTCTTAAAGTTACACTTGTATTTAACGTATTTAAAACAAGTGAAGGTAAAGGTGTAGGCTTGCAAGCTGTTCTTGCGAACGAACCTTTGCGCTACTTCTCTACAAATGATACACTTTCATCACTTCGCAATCTTGGTTTCGCAATCAAAGATGAACGTGAAGTTGTTGAAGAAAAAGAAGAACATGTAGAAGAACATTCTACTCCTGCACCAAGTGTTGAACCTTCAGTTGATGAAATCAATGCTGAAGAAGGTGCGGATGATCTACCTTGGAACTAATTTAGTACCAAATATAAAAACACAAAAATAGCTTGACCCATCAGAAAAAGAAGCAATCGTCAAAAATTGCTTCGCACTATATAAAAATCCTCTAAAAGTTTCTAGTATTTTTCAAACCAATGGAATCAACTTGTTGGTTCTATTGGTTTAATTTTTTGAGTTAGAAAGAATTTTATGTTAAATAAACCAATTTTCGATAAAATGAAAGAAAAATCCTTATGGACTGTTTCATCCAATAAAAAAGTACCGTTAGATTTACAATGGTTTATCGAACATAAAGATGAACCAAACGCTATAAAAGGAGCTAAGTTCCAAGATGAACGCTCATTAGGTACCTTTTATGAGTTAGAAAATGCTATTCCAGACCATGCAAATGCAACCTATTATTATCAAATGAATAATGAAGATTACCTCTTCTTAGATATTGAGCCAAAATGTCCTGAACATATCAAAAAACATTTGCTCCAACTTCCCTACATCTACGGGGAAACCAGTATGTCTGGTAAAGGAATTCATTTGCTCATACCAAAACCTAAAAATATCAATGATTTCCCAGACGCTTTAATTAAGACTCAACTAAAAGAAGATAAAGGTTACTATGAATTGTTAGTCAACCACTACGCTACTTTTACGGGTAAGGAAATCCCTTTACCTAAAAAAATCAATGATTTTACAGAAAAACTATATCAATCATTAGCACAAAAAGCCGTTGCAACAAAATCCATCGAACTAATGGATTCTGAAGAAATCGATATTGAAGATATTCCGTATCATAATGAAATCATTGAACTCGTCATGAGAAAACCGTTTGAAAAAGAATTAGTTGATTACGATGACGATTACTCAAAATATGAGTTTGGCATGATGAATTATTATGCTCACAGAATTTATCAGCGTGCAAACTTAGACATTTTTAAAGCTCACAAATACTCAGATGATGAATTACTCAACCTTTTGTATTACATTATCGAAGATAATTTAGAACATCGTGCAAAACACGATGAAAAAAGAAATGTGAATGGTGAATCCGTTAGTTTCCTCTTTTGGAGATGCAATGCAGCCATGTCACAAACAATTGATTACTACAAAAATAAAAAAGATAAAAAGAAAAGGAAGAAAAAATGACAACAAGACAATACCCAAAAGAATTAAACTATATTGACGAAGAATTTTTAGATACCATTGAAGCTTTGGAAACACTTGTGACCAAAGCTTCTTTAGCTATTGACGAAGCCGAATTAGAATACTTCATTCCTTTCCACTACAATACGATTGAAGTTACCATTCCAAGTTATCATGTACAAAAATTTATGCCAGGAATGGATGTGGATATCTCCGTTCTATTTTCTAGGACAAAATTCACTGAAAAATATAATTTGGAATACACTTACGATAACATCGTTGAATTCTACAAAAATGTGTCTGTCACAATCGGAAAACACGGTAGCAACCGAGTCTACCATATCAACATGAAATCTTCTATCCAGAACGGTGAAAACCCGTACCGAGCTATTCTCGACAACATTAAACGACTATATAAGATTCACACAGAGAATCAAACCTTTGATATCACTTCTGAAGCCCTATATCATTTGACAGAAGATATCGTGACAATTGTGAATCCATCTACAAGCAATTTCCCAAGATCATTTACTATGTAAGGAGACTCAATGACTAAAAAACAAGAATTTTCACCAACATTTTTCCATAAAGTTTTGACAGGAAATGGCGGTAATCGTGGACTTTTGACCCAAAATCTCAATCCAACGAATGATACTGTCTACCCTAACAAACTGGATCACAACTTTATTCGCAAGAATCTTAAAAAAATTACCAATAACCAATTTGAATATTACCATATTCCATTTACCAATATTGTGACCGAAACAGAAAACGATTTGATTAATTTTGCTGCAATTATCTTATCTTATGATTCAGCAAAAGACGTTTTCAAAATGGTTGAACAGAATGATCAAACACTGTATAGTATTCCCGTGAATGCAACTTTCACGAAATCATCATCTAAGAACTTTCCATCAACCTTTAAAGTCACTTACTTAAACACAGTTAATGATAAAAAAGGAAATATTCAGTTAGCTTATTTAAGTGAACTTCCGCAAAATAAAGTCCCTAAATCAGAAGTCGAAAATACACAAGAATTAACCTATTCTTTATATAATGCCATCACTAAAATGAGTGAATTAATGCAAGTTCATTTTGCTGATATTACTTCTCTTTATATCACAAATCTAATCAATAGAGGTGTTGAAAATCCATTCAAATCCATCGTCAATTTAGAAGAATTTGATTTAACATTCGAGCAATATTCTGAGCTTTATGAACAAATCAAGATTTGGTCAAGCAAATGTTCTAAACATCAGATTGATATTCTAGAGGAATATAACTTGTCAAACACCAATATTCTTATGCTTGATTCCGTAAACAACCTCATTAAGGATAAAGAACTTCATGCTAAAATTGAAGACCACAATAAGGATATCAAACTAGCAAGCTACTTGTCTGAACAACAATTGGAAGCCGCTACAACGCATGAACCATTCGTACTGGTTCAAGCAGGCGCAGGTACAGGTAAATCGACTACCATTATTCAACGTTTTGAATACATGAAAGAATCAGGTATTGACCCAAACAAAATTCGAATCTTGTCCCTAACCAATGCAGCTGCGGACAACATTATTGAAAAGAATGAAGAAATTCAATCAACTACTATTGCTAGTTACATCAATAATATTTATAAATTAAACTTTGATAAACAAAACATTGTGGATTTTAATACGCTTAAAAATACCATTATGATTTATGCTGGTCATAATCCACACGCAAGAGAATTTCGAAATCTATTGTCTGATAAAGACAATATGAAACTCTTAATCTTTATTCGTGACCATATTGATGAGGTTATCAAAATTCTCAATGAAACTGAACAAACAACCCTTCAGATTCAATCTTACATCTGTTATATTAAAGCAGATGAACTGAATTACGGGGATGACGAAACCAACCACTTCATTGTTGATGAAACTCAAGATAACAATGTCTTTGAGTTCATCTATCTCATGAAATTAGCAACCCTAAGAAAAGCCAGTGTCTACATCGTTGGGGACGCATCTCAAACCCTTTACGAATTCCGTGGAGCATCTGCTCAAGCTTTGAACGCGATCGAAACGTCAGGTGCCTTTGAGTGTATTAAACTGGACACCAATTACCGTTCAAACCAGTACATCCTTGATTTCGCCAATGTAACCCTAGCGGATATCGATGTGAACCGATTTGCTCAGATTCAGTTGCATTCAAATAAACGACCTGATATGAACAGGGAAGATTTCATGAAGACCGTTCAAATCGAAACCATCGAAGTCGGTGTCTTAAAAGATTTCGAAGAAAATTTTGATGATTTCATGACAGTAAAAGCAACATCTTACATTGACAATAAACTTGAGAACAATGAAAAAGTTGTCTTATTAGCAAGAAAAGGTGCGGACGTTTCTAAACTACAAAATTGGGCTGAAAAACAATATCCTGATAAAATTGTCTTAAATCTTGTTCCAAAAAGAGCTTATTCAAGTGATTTGTTCTCAAATTACGTAAGAATGTGTTGGAATGATTTGATTTTAACCCCAAAATCAGACATCTTAACAGCTATTGTGAATGATATTGAAGCAAAACTCGTCACGATTTATAAATCAAGAACGGAGATGATGCGAGCACCATCTCAATACCAGATTTCAGACTGGTTGAATGGTGAATCAAAAAGTGTCCTATTCATTCAAAATATGTACCGAGCTGGTAAAATTTCGCACCAAGAAATGATGAACAAAGTTCGTGACAATATGATTCAATATGAAATCAGAAACAACGCAATTAGACAAAGTTTATTACGTCAAGAACAAGATGATATTGACAAGGAAGAAATGATCAAGCGTGCCGATATTTTGGTCTCAACCGTTCACTCCGTGAAAGGATTGGAGTTTGATAACGTCGTATTCTTGCATAGAAACAATAATACAGACAATGAAGAAGAAAAACGTATTGACTACGTAGCGCTTACTCGTGCAAAAGAAACGGAACTCGTCATCGACGTGTATACTAAGAAAAACTTCTCAAAACTTGAGATGAATTATAATGGATTATTAGATACTTATTAGAAAGAAAAACTAAATGTAAATTTTATGGCTAATGATAAATATAAACCAGGAGACGTTGTCTACTGCGAATTTAAAAGTTCAGAAGGTGACTCAGTCCTTTTAAAGAAAAAAAGACCTGTTGTGATTGTGTCAAACATTGACGCAACAAGAGTATCACCTATCCTTCAAGTGGTACCACTCACAACAAAAAACAAAAAACTATTACCAACTCACGTTAAAGTGAAGCGCTCGAACGGTCATTATGATATCGCAGTCTGCGAACAAATTATGACCGTTGAAACAAAAGATATTGAAGAGTCATCCGAATGGATTAATCTCCATAATATGAATAAAATCAAAGAAGGCATTAAAAGAGTCTTTGACCTTTGATATCCTGACAATTTGGATAAAAGAGTCTTCGACCTTTGATGTTCTAGAAGAAGACAAAATTCCCCGCGTAAGCGGGGGATTTTTTTTTTTTTTCCAAAAACTATTGCGTATAACGCTAAAATTATGGTAAAATAAATCTAGAATTAAAACGCAACTAGGTTGCGTCGGTATAATTTTTGTGAAAACACTTCACAAAAAATATAAAATTTTTCAGATAAGGAGGAAGCAAATATATGTTTTCTAAATTCAGATTGATTGATGCAGTATTATTTGTAATTTCCTTCGTAATTACAAAAACTGTCCTTGATCGAAAGAAAAGACGTCGTGCTCAAAAAGCGCGCCAAAGAATGTATTAAACTGGTCACATTAGTGACCATTTTTTTAGAAGGGATTTCACTTGCCAAATTATATTCAAATTCAAAATAAAATTGATTCAAAAGACCATATCATTATTATCGAGAATAATCAATTTGTTATTTTGATGTTCTCAAAAACTGATTTCAAGCAACTGAAATCCATGGAACTATTAAAATCGAATGGTATATACATTCTTTATAATAATGATAAACTATATGTCGGTCAAAACTCTAGCGAAAAAGGAATCATAGCTAGACTCAATAAACATTACGCAAGTAAATTATGGTGGGAAAATGGAATCATCTTCATCCCCAAACAAATCTTCACGAAAGCTCATTATGATTACATCGAAAAAACATTTATCAAACGCTTTAGACAGTACAAGATTGAATTAGATAATGTGACCGATGGAAATACATCACCTATTACGGTTGAAGAAATTAATCAAGCGGAAATGTTCATGTCCAATGTCACCACCGTTTTGGACAAATTATTTGGCAAAAACATTTTTATGCTGACAAAAGATAACTACACCAAATACTTAGAAAATCTCGTCAACCAATTATTGGATGACACATTAGAAAAAAATTAGGCGACCGCAGGTCGCCTAATTTTTTTTTATTTTTGTTCAAAAATAAGATCACCATGTTTGAAGACAGCATTTTTTGACATAGAATTAGCTTGAGCTAATGTATCAACGTCAACACCTGTCAATTCAGCTACAACTGAGAAATCATCCCCACCGACAGCTTCATACACATAACGGTAGTTCGCTGTTGCAACAGGTGCTGGTCTAGCTGGTTCTTCAGTTGCTTTTTTAACATCTTCTGATTTGTTTTCAGTTTTAGTTTCAGTTTTTGGTTTTTCTTCTTTTTTCTCAACTGAACTAGAAGTTTGAGTTTCTTTTGTTTCAGTTGAACTTGTTGCTGTTTTTACTTCTTCTTCTTTTTTAGTCTCACTAGGTTTCGTTACTTTTTCTTCAGATGAACTTGAACTTGCAACCAGTGAAGAACTTGGTCCTGAAGACTCAGCTATCTTATGATGTTTCACTTTAGTATGTGAATTCAAATACAAACCTGTTAGCAAAATCATAAAAACAATAACAACACTAGTTAAAACTAAATAAACTTTATTCCGTGTACTCATGGCTATGATATCCTTCTTTTTCTTTAGATTTTTAATACTTTTTATCAATTTAAAATCATTATATCATATCCCAATTAAATTATCAACAAATTTTTGGACATTGTTCCACAATGTCGATTTAGATTTTGTATTATATTATTGACAAACATAAGTATTTCATGATATAATATTTTTATTGATTGGAAGCATGTAAGATGTATGTCCTCACATGCACGCACCGACCGAATTCAAAAGATGAGGTTTGCACGTATCGGAATGATGCGAAAAGGTGCGGTTTTAGTAATAAAATTGTTATCAATGTACTACAAAAGTGGGCGTAAGGTTTGGTCAAGAGGTTTGTCTCTGTAATGGTCGCAAATCGAATGTCTTTAGCCGAAGATATCACCACATCAGGAACGCTTTGCCTTGAAGCATGGAGACATGTGTATAACACTTCTGTTGTAGGTAATTCCGCATAATGGCAAAATGGTTTACTTTAACATACTAGTCAGTTGAAGGTATCAATCCTTCTATCACGTAAAGATTGAGATTAGCTACCTCAATCTGTGATATCGCTTAATAATTATTGATTTCTAACTATGTAGGTGCACCCTAGTCCTACTTTATGACTGAATAACCTACTATCGAGGTAAGGTACAAGGTCCACGTTCTCAAAAGGAGCGTCTGAGGTCAGATGTGAACCAACGGATTTTGGTACGGTTAGAAAGTAAATGATAGAGTAATATCTGGTTCCGTAGCGTTATGGTGGGTGAGTGATCATCGTTATTCACCAACCTAATGGTTCGCTTAGTTCGTTGATGGTTAGAAATAACCTATAAGGAAGAGCAGATAAACGCTGGCTAAAATCGAAAAGAAAAAAATATTTGCAAGGAGTTTATCTTTGTAAATGATACAATTAAGGTAGATAATGTGGAAATGGAAGTACCAATCTTCCCTTCTCATTGGAGAAGTGACAGAATAGATGGCGTTTATTACTAAATGTAGGTAAAAAGTGAATCCTACCCAATCTTAATCCACCATAGCTCAGTTGGTAGAGCGCATGACTGTTAATCATGATGTCACAGGTTCGAGCCCTGTTGGTGGAGTCGTTTTGATGGTGAAAACAATTTTTTCATTAAAATTTTTATTATTTTGAACGTCCTTTATAATAAAAAAAAATCTCCTTATTTTTTTTAATTAAAATCATTTTTGTTTTTCTAAAAAATGAAACTCTAACCATCAAAACATTCAAGGAAGGTAGCAAAGTGGCTAAATGCGGTGGACTGTAAATCCATTCCTTCGGGTTCGGGGGTTCGAATCCCTCTCTTCCTATCAGATAATCCATCTGCCATATAACAAACATAGTTAACACTCATTATTCAACTAAAGGTAAATCAAATCTAACTAAACCAAGATGGTAAAATTAAGAAACGTTAGTGAGTAATAGATTGATAAAACGCTTGAACGAGTAATGTAGAAAATCAGCTGATATGTTTCGTTATATTTCAATGTATGTGAATCAAAAAAGTCTACCATCGGGTAGATTTTTTTTAATTAATAATCAAATAATACCCAAAAACAAGCTTTTATGGTATAATAGAACCACTAATAATTTGAATGAGGTAAACAAAATGACTGAAACAAAACAACCATTAAGACTCCCAACCTGCTACTACTGCGACCTACCATTCGATCATGATTTTGACTCAGTAGTGGACGAAAACACACAACGTCTGTTTGTTGGATACCAACCTTGCGAAAAATGTAAAGAAACCATTTCAAAAGGCTTCTTATTAATTGGTGTCACTGAACATGAAAACTTCCCAGGTCAACCGCACGTGTCTGAATATGACGGGAAGAAATTGTATCCAACCCAAAACATGATTGTTCTGTCAAACGAAATGAAAGCTATCTTACAAAAAAATGAATTGAACATCGATAAAATAACAGATGAAACCAATTCAGCTTGTATGCCAGATGAATTCGTAAAAGAACTCATAAAAGAGATGAACGAAAAACTAAACGAAACGGAATAAACGTATGTTTTATTACTTTAATGCACTCAATCTATTTTGGATTGAACTATTTTTACTTCTCATTTTAATCCTAACGGGTATTTTAACTTACAAAAATAGATTTACCATAAAAGATAAAGAATTTAACAAAAACATTAAAGTTCTCTCAATCCTTGGAATCCTATTTTTAAGTATATCGACTTACCATTTCCTTGGTTTGAGAAAACAGGGTCTGCAAAACATCTTTTCAAATCCTCATTTGGTTTCAAAAGCATCCAACAATGCACCAAAACCAAATCAAGTAACTGAAATTGATAAATTAAACTCTTTATCTGATGAAGAAAAATTAAAAACAACCGTCGTAGTTTTCAAATTCGGATGCCCTGATTGTCAACGTCTATGGTTAAAAACAAAAAGTTTAACTGAATTACAACCGTCTAGTAACGTACTATGGGTTTCAAATAAAAATTATAACAAAGAACATTCAGATTTGGTTAAAGACGCAAAACACTACCCAACTATCATTCAATGGGTTAAGGTGAATGACGAAATCAAATCTGTTTACATTGAAGAACCAAGTGACGATAGGCTCTACAACATTGTACAAAACATGAAAAAATAGATACCTAACGGTATCTATTTTTTTTTTATTTCGTGGAACCAAACCCACCAGAACGCTCTTTTGTAGAAACATCGTCATCCGCTTTCAAGAATGGTAAGAATATACCTTGTCCAATCCGTTCACTTTTTTTGATTTTCTTATCTTTAAAACCAAAATTATAGACAGCAAATAGTATGTGACCTTCGTTTGATTCATTATTGTAGTAATCTGCATCCACCACACCAACACCGTTTGCGAGAATCAAACCTGATTTCAACGCCATTCCTGAACGAATACTCAACTGCAAATATTCATCTTGATTCATATAGGATTTCACACCAGTCGGAACCAAAGTCGCTTTCACATCGATATCATCAAACCATTTATCCAAAAATTGTTTCCAAATACTTGGAACGACCACATCTTCGGCTGTTTCGAAATCATATCCTGCGGACGCTTTCGTCTGTCTAACTGGTAAATGGATATTCTCATCTAAATAAGATGTCAGTATTTCAAAGCCACGTTTTTTCATTGTCATTTTAAGAACCTCTCAATGTTGTAATACATTAAGTATAACATAATGTATCTACAAAATCAAGAAAAAATTATCTCATCTAAGACGCTCTAAAACGCTCTCTAAGCCATTTTAATTTCCCAACATATAAATAGACCAGATCAACAGAAAAACGGCTCATGCGAGCCGTCTGATACCTTAAAATTGATCTTAAGCATTAGGATAGATGTAGTAAACGCCACCACCATGACGAGCGTCATTAGGATTGAATTTACCACGGTAATTTCCGATACTTTGATTTCCACCATAATTCGCTTCCATCACTTCGATAGAACCATCATCATAGACATGTGTTACATAAGCAACGTGACCGTAGTTGACTCCTTCGTACATTACATTAGGGAATACAACTACTGAACCAACTTGTGGGGTTGAACCTGTGGTGTAACCAGCTTTACGAGCACTATCACCCCATTGATTTGCATTACCCCAGTAATTTCCAACCCAATCAGCTAGTGATTTGACACCCCAAGTACATTGACCAATTGGATAAGTATTTGTTTTATCATTAATTGGGTTTGTCAAAGCTTTTGGTGCAATTGGTGCTTCAACTTTTGGAGTTTCAACCTTAGTTTTCTCAACTTTAGGTTGTTCAGAAATCGTTGCTACAGCAGGTTGTGGAGCAGCTTCTTCAGCTTTAGGAGCTTCTTCTTTCACTTCTTCAACTTTTGGAGTTTCCTCAGTTTTCACTTCTTCTGCCGCGGGTTGAACTTCTTCCTCAACCTTAGTCTCAGAAGCAGGTTGTTCACTAACTTCTTCAGTAGTCTCAGTTGCTGGAGTTTCAACTTCTAGTTGTGTTTCTTCCGTCACTGTTTCACGTGAAACATTCTCTACTTCAGGTGCGTCTTGAATGTTGATAATTTCATTAACAGTTTCTTCTTCGACAGGTTTCACTTCATTTCGACTGTCATAAAGAACAACGTCATTAATTCCTTCGTCCACTGGTGTAACAACTTCATTTGAAGTTGATTCTTGAGTTGACGCTACTTCTGATACAGTTTCAGCTACAGGAGCTTCTTCAGCCACAAAATTAGACTCTTCAGCAGTTTCGATAAACTCTGTATTCACAACAGCATTTTCGACCAATTCAGTGTTCACACTAATTGGTTCCACTTCTTCTGCATGAACAGTAGTTGGTTTTGCAGTTTCAACTTTCTTTGGTGTCTCAATTTTAGACGCAATGGTTTCAACTTTAGCGTTTGAACCAGATTCAGCGCTTACTAAATTCATATGGTTTGTCGCAACATAACCTGCACCAACTAAACCTAATGTTGTTAAACTTGATAAAATAATTCTTGATTTATACACTATTTATTGCTCCTTTTAATTTACTCATTTCAATCGATGCTATACTATAACATACATTTGTTACAAAAGTATTTCAAAAATATATCAAAAAAAATAATTAAGAACAGTAGTCAAAAACCACTGTTCTTTCAACTAAAATTCGTAATCCACATCATATTTTTTGGATCCAGAATTAAACATTTGTTCAGTCGCAACCACCGTATCGCGATACTGATCCAATCGACTTCTGATTTCGATTTCATCTTTGAAAACATTATCCATATTATATGGACTATTATCAATCGTTTCACCATAAATCCAATTTTTCATAGGTGTTTCTTTCAACGATTTCAATCCCAAACGTTTTCTTTTGGCATCACTATATTTCAGGACATCATCCGTTAACTCAGACGGTCCGTAATACTTGTACTGCAATGTTTCAAAATTCAAATAATAAGGAATACCGTATCGGTCAATATCGAACGGTCTTCCTTTATCATCCATCCCCAAAAAATAATGGGTCATGATTTCGTGGTAATCGTAATTTCGTGCCATATCTAGTGCCACCTCAGTTGTAATATGTTGTTTGATAATTTCCCTGTCTGACTTCAGACGCAACTCATTTGCAAGATTTAATTGATAATTTCGTTCGTCATCACGCAGTTTTTGGCGTTCTTTCTTTTTCAAAGCTTGCATTCGTTTGAACAAACGTAACCGATACCCATCAGATAACAAATCAAGATAAATATCGTCAGCCACAAAAGGTCCAATATTATTCACATAATAAGTATTATTAAACATAGCTAATTACCAATTTCATAATCTTTCATATCTTCTTTCAAAGAAGCACCCACACCAGCATCAGCCATAACAAGTTCCATTTTCTTAATCAATTGGTCATCCGTTAAATCAGGCGTCTTCTTAGCGTCCTTCAACATAGCGTCTTTTGTTTCTTCAAAAACAATCAGACGTTCTTGACGTCTCGTCCGTTCACGAGTGATATAGTTCACGTTAATGGAATTATTTTGCGTATCAAAATCGATACGGTTATACCCATCGCTCACGTCTTTTGCTTCAGGAACAATTTGGAGTGATTTGGAAACATGTTGATTCAATTTAGAATTAATCAATTCAAATTCAGCTTGACGTTTCAATTGGTCATAATTAATACCATCATTTCCACCATAACTATAATAACTGTTAATTTTCGTCATTGGTTTTTCAGCTTCATTTGAAAGGGAATCAACCATTCTTTCCCAACTAGCCTTATCAATAGCTGGTGAAAAACGTTCTTCAACAACATCATTTGCGATTGCTTCAGGAATACGACGTTTAATCACTTCTCGTTTCACATCATCCCATGTTCCGATTTCTAAACTTGGGCTTGGTTTTTCAGGAGCATCAAAATCGATGTCTTTTTTATAATCAAGTGGAACTGCACGATTTTCTTCTTCTGACCAATTCAAAACAATCTCTTGCGGTTCAACTCTTTGTTGTTCCACAATCTTATTATCAACAACCTCATACGGAGTTTCATCTGGATTTTCAGGCTGAATTCGTTCAGGTTCCGCGTCTACGACCTCTTCTGGTTCAAATTCGTAACCATTATTCTCTAGACGGGAAATCACAACAGCTTCTTCAGCGACCGCCTGTTCATCACTATGCGTAGCGACACCATAATCAATATTTAAATCAACTTTCTTCTCAAGTGGTTCACCATAGGCTGGGATATTCACAATCATTTGGAATTTTTCACCAGTACGTGAATCTTTGAAATCACCTTCCCAAACACCAACACCTTCGTTTAAATGGTCAAAGAACTCAACACGTTGGGAGTCTCGCTCCATATATTCAGAACCTTCATACAAATGTGTAAACTTAGGATGTTTCGAATTGGCATCCTTATCGAGAATCACATTTCGCATCCGTCGGATTGAATCAGCAGAAACCCCATCTTTACCAGCCCATTCATACAAAGCATTTAGAGACTCAGTATAAGATTTTGTCAGATATTCTCGTTTAGTAGGGTCTTTTGTATTACGCATATCTTCATTGAATTTAGCAGTTTGAGCTAATTCAGTTAAAGCTGCTGACCTTGCATCAAATGGAACATGCGTATCCCCACTTAAATACTTACCTGACATACTAGCTTGACCTCTAGCATTTGCTAATTTGTGAGCTGTCTTTTCAATCGGTTTTCTAAATTGATCCAAGAAATCATTTCTAAATTGTTTATTAAAAACAGCGTTAATAGCCACATGCCCAACAATACGGGCAACCGCCATTCCACTCACACCATGTGCCATGGATTCTTGATAGCGTTTAATCTGAGCACGAACACGTTCAGTACGAGCTTTTTCAAGCATCTTTTTATTGTATTCGCTCTTACCGCCATCTTTTCCAAATTTAGAATATTTCTTTACAAACTTCACATAATTTGCATCCACCATTTGTAAGTCTGTGACAAGACCCATAGACTCACGACGCAATTTATCGTCTGTAACACTTCCGACTTTATCAAACTCACGAATATCCTGGTGTTTTCTTCTAACATTTTTAACAGTTTTTGAAACTAATTTTTTAACACCCATTATTCATCACCTCAATAATCATAATCATAACTACCTTTATCAACAGGTTTATACCCATACATAGCATCATGGAAACGGTCTAACAATTCTTGATCAGAATAACCACCGTTCGCTTGAAGATTTTCACGCTTCATTTCACGCATAGTATCAATTTTTGCACTCAAGAAATCAATCCCGTAATATCCCAAATAGTCATCCAAATCATAATCGGTCATAGACGCTAAATCTTCTAATTCAAGACCATATTTTTGGATGTCAGCTTCATGGTCAATCGCCTTTTCATAACCTAATCGGATACCGACCCAATTAACATATGGTAGTTCTTCTTTATTAAAATCAATAGTCATAGCCTTCGTTTCCTTTTGATACTGAATTACTGATGCTATCACTTTCAATATTCTCAAATTTTTGCAATAGTTCATCATCAGTCGGTTCATCATGAGATAAATTAGAAGCAAGTGCACCTGCTCCAATACCGGCACCAATAGCACCTGCGTGCATTAGATTTTCTTTAACATCTAATACCTTTTCTTGACCCCAACCTGAAATTTCAGCTGCTAAAACATTCTTTAAACTATCCATGCTCAAATCTTTATTTGCTGCATCAACTGCTTGTTTTGTCTTCGCTCTCAATTGCTTTCTTGCTTTACTAGCCATCTTCTAAACCCCCAATTCATGATCTGTTGCATTTTCCTTTGCAACTTTTGATTCCATATATTGCTCAAACATTCTATTCAATTCTTCGTCAGTCATACTATTTACCATATCTCGTGAAGAAGGTTGGTCTTTAAATCCGATATTATTTTCAAGACGTTCAGTTGGAGACTGATCTTTAAAACTAGAATCTTTACTTTCCAATTGACGTTTATAAATAACGTCCTTCAACCCTTGGATATAAGGTGTATCACATTTATTGCGCATCACAAACTCTTGAATATCTCTTGAGTCTGTAATAATTTCAGGAACGACTTTATCAACAACTTGATTCCACTCTTCATTTGGAATACGAGACAAAATACTTTTAGCATGTTGGTCTGGAATCGAATAGGATTTAATGCCTGAATTTTCTACTGTCTGACCATATTCATCTTTGAATTCCAAATCAAAAACCCTATGACTCTTATAATACAAACTTACATGGTCATTTTGTTCTGGTACAAAAACCAGAGGGGTATTTGGTTCAGGTTGATACGAACCTCCCACCTCAGTAGTTTTTTGCAAGTAAGGCATTAAATTGTTTTGAATCAAAGGTGTTGTAATCATCTTCATCATATACAATTGACGGTTACTATTGTGTGGTCCACCTTCATCATAAAAACGTCTTTCCGTCTGAGCTTGTCGATTACGGTAATATTCATCTCTTTTTTCTTCAGACATAAATAGAACTTTTCCAAATTCAATTTCTTCTTTTACGTCTTTCATGATTCGATTAAAATCAATACCAGCCATATTAATCCCCCATTTCACGGTCATGTCCAATAGAAACGTCTGGTTTATTATCTAATCCTGCGTCAGCTTCCACTTCATTGAATCGTGCTAACAATTCAGCATCGGAAGGTCCTTCTGGCACTTCAACAGGTTCTGGACCCTCAACAACAGGAGTTTCCACTTCTGGTACTTGAGCTTCAGGAGATTCGACAGGATTAGAATGTTGTACATCGTCTTGAACATCTTTTGGTTCAGATTTTGGTGCCAATGTTTTTGGTTCATTTGGATTTCCAACTTGCACATCAGGTCGATTCCCATTAACTGGACTTTTCGGACCAAATTTTTCCATCATTTCTTTTTCATATTGTTCGAAGAGTTTGTCATCACGAAGTTTGTTTAAATCTCCACCTTTAATTTGAGAGACATCAACACCTTTAGACTCTAAATAGTCATAACGTTGTTTGAATAGGTCACGTTCTTCTTCACTAATGAAACCATATTCATGCAATTTATCCATTGCTTCTTGTGGTTTTTCAGCCTTCACATGCATAACCAAACGACCTTCTTCGTCACGGTTACAATGGACACCATCCATTGAATCACTCTTAAGGAATTCGTCTAAATCGTCATAATACAAACCTTTTTCTTTCAAATCTTCGATAATTTCATTTAATCTTGCATCAGAAATTCCAGTAGTTTTTGATGCAATAACTTTATCATCTTCTTCTAAATCAAGATTATCATCAGGTTTATCATTTTTCTTCAAGACTTTTTTATTTTTAACATCCTTATCATGACGTGGTTCGTATTTTTTATTACCTTTTGGTTTTAAATCTTTAGCCATTATTTTTACCTCATATTCTTAAAATAAATAGTTAAGACCAACAAGTATATGTTGGTCTCAAACTATATTACAAATTTGGACCGTGATCAACAGGTTCAACTGCTAAATCAGATTTTAACATTTGTTCAATCAATGCTTCACGTGAAGCACGTGCATTATCTGCTACTAAATCAGGAATATTTGATTTGGTTTCCACTTCAGCTGATTTCTTAATTCCAACCTCAATTGGTTTTTGGTCAACTTCAGCAACAACTTCTTTATCTTTCTTCACAACAACATCTTGCTTGATTAAAGCTTTTGTTTCCAAACCTTTGTTTTGAGCTTCAATATTACGTTGAATACTAGACGGTGCAAATTGAGCTGTAAATTTACCTTCAAACAAGTTCGCTTTCTCACTAGCTAAAGTTTGCAACAACTCATAGCTTGGAGTATAACTCAATTTATCCATAGGTGAACCAAGTCTATCAAGACCTGTTGTTTCCACATTCATAATATGTCCATCATCGTCAGATAAAACTTTTGCAATCTTTTCAACCTGATTTCTATTGACAGGAATGTTTAAACCTTCCGTACTCTCATAGAATTCACAGAATTTATCGACCCATTCATCAGCTCGCATTTGGTCTTTATTTTCAGATTTAACCCAAACAATTTCACCTTCATAAGTAGTTGTTTTTTCAACACTTTGACCTCTCCAAATACTTCTAGCAGTTGTCATCAACGCTTCATATTTATGTCGAGCATCAATTGGGTCGTGTTTCGCTTGAAGAACCGCTTGTGATACAGGGTGTGTTAAGTCTAAGACTTCTTTACAAGCATGGTTTCTCAAAGCAGCAATACCACGTTGTGAATACTTCCCTGCAATACCTGTACCATACGCTTGAACTTCTTTTGCGTACTGAGTATTTTCATGGTCTACTGATGTAGCAAGTGATTTATCGTGAACTTTCACAACATTCACTTCACCTTTTTCAGAAATAGAACCTTCAACACCAAGATACTTCATATAATCTTCAACTTTACCTAAAGAACCTTTAGCTCCAGTCAAGACCACTTCGTTCACTACAGATTGTAAATGTGACTGCATATCCGTATAAACCAAAGGTCTACCGTTAGATTCAGTAAATGCTTCACGAACGTGTTTAGACAAGTCACGAACAGCTTGTTTATTGACATTAAGCATTTCGTTACGGTCAATTTCACCAGCTTTATATTTATCTAACGTATCGTTCACTACTAGTGTAACATCATTAATGTGTTCTGTAAACTCAGGATGTTGACTTGCATGAACTTTCAATTCCAAACCAAAGTTGAAGTTAATTGGGTGAACTTGTTTACCTGCAATCTCGACAAAATTAGCTTGGTCCAAGATATTTGCTTCTTGAGACAATTTCGTTCTTAAATCATAATTAGCCTGTTTTGATTTACAAGCGACTAACGCAACAGAATCCCCATCAAAGTCCCCTTCAAATGACTGCGCAATAATTGGATTAATCGCACAACCTACTAAATCGTCTTTCACAACCACTTTAAGACCGCGCACACCGCCGTCTGCAATAACTGGGTCACGCCATACAGCAATGTAGTTACCATTTGCGACCCCTAAGTTTTCAGCAATGGCTGGCGAAACAGCGATTTCATCTAAATTCAACTCAGGATTAGCTGTCCAAACGGCTGTCGCAGAATGTGGTAACTTATTCGACATCAAACCATCACGCACATAATTGTGTTTCCCTTCAAACTGACGTTTAATCACGTCATTTGCAATACGGTTATAATCGTCTTGCGCTTTCATTGGTAAATCAGTCAATCGACTTTCAAACAGCGCACGTTTTTTAGCGTCTAAATCAGGATTTTCCAATTTTTCTTTCGCTTCAAGATACTGAACGCATTTCATATACATGTTCAAATAGTTATTCGTGTAATCATGGTTTGAGGATGTACCGTCTTTGAACTCTTGACCACTTCTCAAATGTGAACTCAAAATTGGAACCAAAGTATTACCTTCAGCGTCCTTCATCATTGGTTTACCATTCGGGAATTGCATATCAAAAGGTACTTTCAAGAAACCACCTTTCTCATCCACAAGTTTACCGAATTCAGCTCTCATTTCCCCAATATTAATGGTTCCATTATCTTTATAGACTAAATCAGGAATTTCAAAAACATTTCGTTCTTCGCCACTATGTGGTTCATAATGGTCACGAAGAGTTCCCACTTCATCCATATCAAGACCAACTGTAATCAGATATTCACGGTAGTTATAAACAGCTTTATTGTTATTACCATAAAACTCAGCCATAATCCCATCAGCTTCCATAGCGTTCAACGCCCAAGCCAACTGAGGGTTAGCTTTACGTCCACGACCTTCTGCTAACGCATCTGTATCATAAATATTGGTTTTCGCATCAACCGTCATGTGAGTGACAATAATTGGTAATTCACTGATACAGTCTTCATGAACATTACCTTGTAAATCAACAAAAGCTGATTTATTTTCACTCTCAACCATATCCCTAGCTGTACCACCATTGAAACGAGATACAGATGAATACTTCGCCATAACAATATCCAAATCTGGATTGTTTTTGAATGTTTGTACAACATTTTGCATAAGAGGTGATAAGTTATTAAACTCTTCATCACTCATATTCCTGTCAATAATAACTGGTGTAACCCCTTTATTACCATTACCGTCAGAAACTTTATCCCCAATTAAGAGTTTACGAATTTGACCATCTGCTGAATACACACCATGTTTTTCAGCATATTCTTTAGACATTGGAACACCATCTTCAAAGGTGAAACCATTCAAATCAATCTGAGCTGCGCGTGCTACGTTGACACCACTCGCAGTCATTAAGTTTGAGAAGGTCATTTGTTGACGATCAAATGGGTTATATTGTTGATTTTTCATGAATTCATGTTTCATCAATGCTGTACGGTCATCTTTATCCCCTTGAATAATACGACCTGTTTTTGGATCCACACTTGCACTATCCACCAAATAACGAGTCAAGCCTTGATTCGTACCACCTGATGTTGCAATTGGGTCATAATAACCATCTGATAATTCGGTTTTCATAACACCCATGTTCTCATTACCAGTTAATTCATAGATATTCACAAAGTTATCATTACGAATATCTTGACCAATACCTTGACGAGCTTGGAAATCAGCATTGATAGTAGAACCTTCACCATATTTGTTCGCATATTTCACACGTTGAGATTCTGTGATCGTACGTTTTTCTAATAAGTCTTCATCTAGACCTACAGCTAACTCTTTATCATGGTAATCCAAATCATGACGTTCGTCGTACAATCTACGGTAAACCGCATTCAAAGCAGTTGGAACACCTGCTTGAGGTTCGTTCCCTGTAAGACTTTGGAAGTTCACATCCATCAAATCTGTACGGATTTGATATTGGATAGCTTCCTTCATCATTTCACGATACCCTTTTAGACGTGTCCGTTCGATATAGTTTAAATCTTCGCCATCTTTTTGTGGGACAATGGTTGCTTCATAACCTGGTACCGCAATGTGGTTCCCACCACCTGCATATTTGGTTACAATCGAACCATCTTCTTGAGGTTCAAATACTTGTCCAATTTCACCCATGATTGGTTTTGAAGCACCTTTTGTTAAAGTCTTAGAGTGAGCCACATTACCGCTATAACGGATGACCCCGTTATCATCAATCAAAATACGAGAAGGATTCACCCCATTCCGACGTAAGCTATTATATGTGGTCACATACATTTCACGCATAAATGGTGACTCTAATGTACTCATGTCACGAGCATTCATTTCATCAAACTTAATAAGATTATCTTTAATCACCTTATTGTAGAAAGCTGAACCTTGCAATTCATCTGGATTAATATCCGCTAAACGCAACGCTTGGATAATATCACGGTTATTACGAACAAGACCGAATTCACTCGTCATATATTTCCCAACATTAACTGGGTCAAAACGTAATTCCTTATACGCTAACTCATGGTCTTCTGTATAGTATGGCAACACTTTTGTCTCATATTGACCAATTGTGGTGTCTAAAACATTATTAAAATGTTCACGTACCATTCCTTCAACATCCGCTTCATCACTGTATTTGTAAACTTCATCAGCCATCAAATCTGGTAAACCAGCAGCTTCTAGTTCAGCCTTATCAGCCAAATACTGGTCTTCATCTATCCAAGGATTGACGAGATAAGATTGATTACCTGCCATAAATTCCCAATATTTTTGTTGCAATTGGGCTACGTCCGCATCTGCTGAGAACTCAGGTTTAAAATCTGGATTAGAACGGTTTTCGTTGAATTCCGTAATCAGTTTGTCTAACCCAAATCTGTCAGCATAATTTTGACGCGCATTGTCAACTGATGTTTTAAGGAATGATTGCGCAGACGTTACATCTGGGAAGAAACGATTTTGAGCATAATGGCTTGATTTAGAAACGTGTAAGAACACTTTTGAACCATTTGTTGGCTTACCATCTTTTTCATAATCTTTTACTACCGCAGAAAATTCACCACGGTCAGTATAATAAACAGCATTCCGTTTCTTACCACGCACTTCATATTGACGAGCCACACCAGCTACCGCATTTGGACCAACTTCTGAAGATTGGTCTGCAATCGAATACCCTTGAGCATAACGAAGTAATCGAATTGCTTCAATATCAGTGATATCCTTATACTCATCCATTGAACTAGCTGAAGGCTCTCTATGGTCTGTGATGTAATAAATCGCAGCACCACGGTCAGTGACACGACCAACATAGTGTTCATTATCACTTGAATCAGTCAAGCGAACCTGTAGATTGGTACCAGTTAATCGAGCACGAATTTGACCTGGATTTAAGTCACGTTCAATCGTATAAGGTGTTCCTTGATCATTCAAATAGTTCAAAATAGCAATAGAACGGTCGACAGCTTTCTGACTCATGTATTTACTAGAATCATCCTTACCAATCATGTTAACCCAATCGGCTACCTGTTTGTACTCATCTTGACTCATGTACTTGGCTAACTGGCTAACACCTGATAAGTCAGATTGTGTCGCCAATTTGCCGATCTCAAGTGGCTCACCATATTGACGTCCAACATAAACATCAATTTTACTCATCACTTCAGGATTACGAAGATTAGCTGGCTGACCTGCCGCCAAGTCTTCCACATCATCCACTTTTACGAATAATTGAGTAGGTCCATTTAATTTCACCACTTCATTCCGAGCAAAACGACCGTCATAAATTGGAATTGGTAACATATTACTAATCAAATAGTTTTGATAAGTATCGACTTGTGTTTTATAAAAGTTCCCCAAATTTGGAATTTGGTAACCACCTAAATGTTCAGATAGTTTCTCCTGTAATACAGGTAACATATCTTTCATTTCAAATTTATAAGAACCAAAATGTTTCATAACGTCATTTCGAATACGACGTCCAGTTGAATACTTAATTGGTCCACGTTGGTCATTCGCCAACTCAATAGCCTGAGCAATGACATACTCAGAGAAAAAATTACGTGTTCCTTGAGAATCCATACAAGCTTCTCCTTTCTTAAATAAAAAATAGTCCTAACATAAAGTCAGGACAAAAAACACCTATAGCCAAAATAGAAAGGTATCTTGTATAAATGCAATGTGTCTCGCCAGACACCTTACCACTCGCCAGTGATTTTTGCCATACTTTTGTTTTCAGTTGACTATATCATAATGATAAATCGATGTCAATACCTTTTGACAATTTCATGAGCAAAAAAGATTATGGACAAAATGCCCATAATCTTAAAGAAAATTATTTCTTGAACTGAGTTCCATCTTTCAATTCTGAGATGAGTCTAGCTTGTAAAGCTCCACCTGCTACTTTAGAAAATTCTTGAGGTGTTAATGTTACCAAATATTTATAGAACTTATCAGTTACTTCCATGGTTGCAATTTCACTTCCATAACGTTCAATATCTTCTTTACTTTCGGCAAATACACGAGTATTTTCATCCGTAGAGTCTTCTTGTAACTGGGCAACTATTTGTGCGTTCGCTGAACGATTCACACGGATGTAAACATCGTGGACGTCTGTACTACACAAGTCACCAGATCCTGAGAATCCAGATTGTCTATCACCAGTCACATAGAAATTGTCTTTATCATCAAAGAATTTTTGCCATTCATCAATAAACAATTTCCGAATTAAACCATCCCAAGAATGACCTCTAACATTACCAGAAATGTCTACAAAATCACCTTTAGATAATAATCCACCTGCATAAATTTTATCTGTGAACTCTTTTTGTTGAGCTTCAAATTCTTTTGCTTTATCAATTACTTCTGTATTATCATAAGCTTCCATCATTAACTCTTCAGCTTGAGCAACACGGTCTAATTCTGGGTTATAATTGTCTTCGTAATCATCGTCATCTGAAACTGTATTTGGATTCATCAGATTGTGGACAATACGCATGATATCATCAGCATAAATATCAGGATCTAACAACTCAATATCACGGTCTGAATAACCATGTAAATCTTTGTATTTTTCAACAGCAGCATCTACAAAAGTCATTTGTGACAATCGTTTATTAAACCAATGATTAAAATCTGGTTGATTCTTACGTACATCAAAATCCATCGCAGTAGATAACGTCGGAATTGTTTGTAATGAATAATCATGTCCTGGATTTACAATAGTATTTGAGAACAATCTCCATGACATTGGTAATATCATTTCTTGTCTGTTCCAAATAGGTGAATCACCCGCTCTAAATACCATTGAGTTTCTATCAGGAATAAATGCCATATCGTTAAACGAAATAACTGGCTCTTCTTTTGTCGCAATATTATAAGACATTTCGCCTTTATTACGATTCAAGTTTGTTACATTACCCATATCTGAGGTAATGGTTTTACTATCAGCACGAGATCTATGCGTTACACCTGACATGGTCTCAAGTGTTTTAAGCATATCGTCGTCTGTAGATTTAAGGAATCGAATTGTTATCACTAAGTTTTTTATCTTAGTTTCTAAGTCATTACAACTTAGTCCAGCATACTTTTTTACCACTTGTTTTTAACAAGTATCGTCCGATAGTGGGAACTCTTGGGTAAATTATATTCTTGTCTATCTCAAGACAAGGTTCATTACCTATGCGTTGCCCCTGACTAACTTTTTACGGTATAGCCTTCGGTTCGAGTTATCGTTGCAAACGATTTTCTCGCTTAATTTCCCACTCATAATCCATAGTCTACTCGACGATTTCACTATGGACAGCATATATTATACTTCGCATTGAATCCGTATAATACGTTTACTATATTTGAAGCATTCCCTTGTACACGAATTGTTATCATAGAGTTTTTTATCTCTATTTCTAAGTAATTACAACTTAGTCCAGCATATCTTTTCACCACTTGTCACTAACAAGTATTGCACGGTGGCGAGAACTCTTGGGTAAATTATATTCTTGTCTATTTCAAAACAAGGTTCATTACCTATGCGTTGCCCCTGACTAACTTTTTAGAGTCTAACCTTCGGTTCGGGTTGTCGTTACAAACGATTTTCCCGCTTCATTTCTCGCTAATAATCTATAATCTACTTTGCAATTTCATTATAGACGACTAAATTTACACTATGTATTTATCCCGTGTAAATCTTTAATCTTGTCTACTGAGTCTATAAAATGTTTAACGAATTTAAATAATTTCCAATACTAACATAATCATTTAGTTTATAACTAACTTCAATATATTTAAAACCATGAGATAAAGCATAATCTTTCTTTATTTTGTCATGAATTTTTAATTTTTCAAAATACAAATTACCACCAAACCATTTAACTGGTTCATAATGTTGTTTACCCTGACATTCAATAATAATGGTTTCGTTTTTGATTTTAAGCACAAAATCATATGGCATTAAACCACCACCTAAACCACGTAAATCATCAAATGTAAATTGTTTAAAATAAGATTTATTTAAAATTAAATTATTATCAATAAGCCATTGTTCAGTAAAATCTTCTAATTTTGAAGTATGATTACAACCACATGACCTTGTATCACCACATTGTAAAGATGTACCTAAAACCTCTACAAATTCACCACAATCACATTCACATAACCATTTCGATTTTATGCCCTGTTTGCGACCTGATTTAGGTTTCCAAGATTCAACCTTATTTAAAACTACTAATTTACCAAATCTTTTTCCTACGTAATCATTAGACAGTATATTTGATACTTGTTCTTTTTGAAAACAACCACATGATTGAGTGGCACCAGACCGTAAAGCTCTTGAATTAATATCTTTCATTGTACCACAATCACAAACACAGGTCCACATCGTCATACGAGATTTACCACTTTCAGAATATCGAGTTTTAGATTTTTTTAAGACCACCAATCGACCAAAACGCAATCCTGTGATATCATATTTAACTACATCATGTTTACAACCACAAGATTTAACCCTACCAGACAATAAATACGTCCGACGCGTATCAAATTCTTTACCACAATCACAAATGCAATGACATTTACCCATAGTTCGACCTGATTGTGAAACAACGGTGACATACCCAAATTTTTGTCCAATAATTACATTGTTCATAAATTCAATATCTCATTACTTTCTATATTTTATCAACATTGTATCAGAAAATTATTAAATTGTCAATGAACATTAATTTTCACAGTGTCGCAACCACTGCTCCTTTCGGCACACCCATTACAGGTCGTGTATTGACTATATGTCAACCCTGTGCTTAATTTAAGCCATCGAGCCATCTATTTTTCGCTCACCACATAAACTTTGGTAGCTAACGGGGACGCCATCCCCTAGTCTATGGACGTTACTCGATAAATTAATATTACGAGCATTCGTAACTAAATTGACTCTTATAAACTCACTTAGTCTTGATATAATAAATACCAAGTTTTTATTTCAACCTATGAGCATCCTAACACTTTTTTCTGCTTTCGCTCCGTCACGCTTGTTGTTTCCAACTACGTTGTGGCAGTTAGGCTCTTAAAGTCAGTCCTAGTGTTTAACTGATGTAAAGGTACGCACCCATTACAGATACGCAGCGACTCGTTTTCGTAGAAACTTCACGCCATACACGTCCTTCAATTGTTGAAGCGTTTGTAGTCGAATTGTTATCACTAAGTTTTTTATCTTAGTTTCTAAGCCATTACAACTTAGTCCAGCATACTTTTTTACCACTTGTTTTTAACAAGTATCGTCCGATAGTGGGAACTCTTGGGTAAATTATATTCTTATCTATCTCAAAACAAGTTTCATTACCTATGCGTTGCCCCTGACTAACTTTTTACGGTATAGCCTTCGGTTCGAGTTATCGTTGCAAACGACTTTCTCGCTTCATTTCCCACTCATAATCCATAGTCTACTTGACGATTTCACTATGGACGACATTAACTATATTTCGCATTGAATCCATATAGCTCCTTTGATCCGTGTTAAGAGGATTGATGAGATTGAATTGTACTACCTGGAATCCCCTAACAGTAGCACGAACATAGAATTTAACGAGTAATTATAGTGATAGGTAAGACTTTGAAGTCATCTCCATCTTTTCCCCCACTCCACACCGTACGTGATAGTTTCCCATCATACGGCGTTCCATCAAATTAAATCTTTTTAAATTAGTAAATTTTTATCAATTGGATTATTTTTAGCTTTTTTTCTCAAACTATTCAATTTATCTAGTTGTTTAGGTGTTAATTGTAAATCTTTCAACAAAATTAAAATCTTATGTTCATCAGTCGCATGTATCAATTTATGAACATTTTTATGAACAATGTAAAGATTACCATAGCTATCATTACCACCAAATTTACGTGGCAATTTATGATGGCAATGAACTTCATCAGGACTTAATAATTTATCTGTAACAAAACATCGTCCTTTATCAGCAATATAGTGCCCAATTCTATGTTCAATAAACATAACAGAATCTTTTGTATAACTTGATTTATTAACCAATTCACGAATCCATTCTAAAGGAAGTTCTTCAGATTTACTGTTACATTCACGACCTTTTTTTGAATAAATCGTTTTATCTTGACTAAAATTCATAGGATTTTTATGATGAACTGCTTGTATAATATGAAGCGGTACACCTGCCACAGTATAAATTTTAGTATAACTACGAACACCTGGATGTTGTTTTTTATAAGCTGTAGATTGATTTTGAAAAACATCGAACTTAGCTCTATCTCTCAATCTAACTTTCATCGTTCGATATGTTGATTGAGCAATATTATCTAAATCAAGATAGACATGCGTTGCATATTGAAAATATCTTTTAATTCCCATTACAGTTAAATTATACTGTATACTAGTTTTAGAACTATATGAATTAAACTGAATATTTTTTATTCTTTCTCGCAAAAGATTTTTTATCCTCAATCTATTTCTTTTTGAAATATGTGTTTCAGCAACCCAACCAGATCGAGTACCGCCTTTTTCACGAACCTTAATACTAAAACCTAGAAAATCAGTTGAAGTTCGTTTCAAATTTGTTATACAACTCTTTTCTAAATTTATAGGTAAATCTAAAAATTCAAATAACCATTGTGTTACAGCATGATACCATCTTTTTGCATCAGTATAACTCCTACACATTATTTTAAAATCATCCGCATAACGCACAATATAACCTGTCTTAAGATTTGTATTACCTTTATAAGTTTTCACATGAACATATCTTTTATTTGAATAAGGTAAATCTTCCCATTGTGATGATACCCACCAATCTAATTGGTTTAATAAAATATTTGATAATAACGGTGATAAAATACCACCTTGAACCAAACCTTTATCAGATTCATTCTCACCAGAAATTTCAGAATGTAAAATTTTATCAATAATAGATAATAATTTTTTATCCCTAATACCTATATTCCATAAAGCTTTATTTAACTTACGATGTGAAACATTATTGAAAAAATCTTCCAAATCAATATTTACAACATAATAAGTATGTGCAATATTTATAAGTGTCACAGCTCTACTAAAAGCATGATGTGCACCACGTAATGGTCTAAAACCATAACTATGAGGATGAAATCTAGCTTCACACCAAGGTTCTAGAACTTGCTTAATAGCTTGTTGAATGATTCTATCTTCAATAGTAGATATACCTAAAGGGCGTTTACCACCATAAGATTTATCAACCCAAATTCGTTTAACCTCATTAGGTTTATAATTTTCGAATCTCAATTTCAATTGTTTCAAAATATCATCTGTATCTGTCTTAAGATAATCACTAATAGTGATACCATCGACACCAGCTGTTTTTGAACCATCATGTGACCTAATATTACTTAAAGCTAATAATAAATTATTATCAGACACAACGTGTTGATATAATTTTTTGGCAACGTCACCGTTTTTACTATTTGCATAAATAGAATCAAACGTATCAGTTAAACCATATTTAAAAATTTGTTTTTCCAATTGTGACATAATCATTACCCCCACTTCAAAAGTTTTGATAATTCTCTTAATCTTAATCGAATATATGTCTTTAATTTACTAATAATTTAATTTTAATTTGACTAATGCCCTTCGCTCCACTTCCATTACAAAAGCTTCAACACTACTATGACATCACTGAGACTGATGTTAATGATTGTTATGAATTTCAATCAACTGATGTATAGACATTTGAGTGTCACATCATCATCAGCTTCCCACGTTTCGATAAATTACCCAGATCTTAGATTTAGGTGCTTCCTATAAGCCTGTTACCTTGAATATGCCTTTAACATATTACGGAGTTTCATAAAGGACGCGTCTTACTAATCCGCAGTAACCATACACCATGTATGCTAACCAGTTTCCCAGTCAGTCCCATATAGACCCGTACAATTCGGAAGTTCGTCAAGACTAAATCTATTCTCACCATATCTAAGGGCTTCCGACCTATTGACCACCATATTAAAAACTTAGGTGGTTGTCAGCCGACTTCACCGAGCTTCATACCATTATTCCTCAAACAATAATCGCATGTCGGAGTATTAAAGTGTGGTTTCAGAGCGTTACCTCATCATTCCCATCAATAATTTATCAATTCTCATGCAACATAAGTCGCAAGGCTATAGCTTTTCACTATAGAACGTGGCGCACCACCTTTTGGATCATTAATTACCATGTTATTGTTATACTTTTCACGAGTCCACATCAATTTTGTTATCATCAAGCTTTTTATCTTGATTTCTACATCATTGCAATGTAGTTCAGCATACGTTTTCACCACTTGTCTTTAACAAGTATCACACGGTGGCGGTGACTCTTGGACAGATTATATTCTTGTCTATTTCAAAACAAGTTTCACTGTCTATGCGTTGCCCCTGACTAACTCTTTATTTCTAGCCTTCGGTTCAAGTCATCGTTGCAAACGATTTTCTTGCTTCATTCACCACTCATAATCTATAATTTACTTTGTGATTTCATTATAGACGACACATTTCATACTAAGCATTGATTCCATATGAAATTAAAACTATCAATAGTAGGTTCAATGACCCCTTGACGTCACCTTCAAATTCATTCGCAACATGAATTTCGGAATTGAATCCAGCTCATACTTTCATATAAGACGAGACTATATCTTTATCTTGATTTGCGAAATCAAGACACAATATTTTTCTTCCGCCATTAGCTTGCGGCTTTACTCACTGATATAATATCAGTTTAGTGTTAATTCACTCCCCCACAAGGGGATAGTCGTTGAACGTCCATCATATCCTAAAACTTAGATGGTTCGCTGCTAAACACCCATTTTTTTTTATTTAAACCAAAACCCTTAGCGTTGCTTGGTCACAACATATTTTATTTCAGCTTAGGTTATCTCAACTATTTTTTCTGCTTTCGCACCATTACATCTATTGTTTCCAATTCTGATTTGGTCGTTGAGCTTTAGGGTTTCAAAGCAATTAAATTGTAGATTACATTTATTACTAAATATAATGGGCTTAATCACCCTTACCTGCCCTGGTCATCGCTAACTTATCTAGCAGGTGCATATTCTTTCGAATATGGACAGACTATTTGTTAATCAACTTTAAATATAAGTATTTTCTTTGAATTTTTCAGTAAATTTCATATAATTACAATCAAAATCATAATACCAACTAAAAAAATCAGATAAATCAGATTTCCAAAATACTAAGTAATTAAGATTATTCTTTTTAGAACATCTTCTCTTTTCAACATCTTTTTCACTCCATATTGAAATCGTCTTTTCAGCTGATTTTTTAGGAGACTCTTTCAAATGTGATGATCTCAATTTATCATTATTTGAATCTAAATACCAACTACCACCATGATAAGGTCGAATGTTCAATTCAATAAATAAATCCAGACTTTTAATATAAAAATCACAATTGAAAGGATATCTTTCATCATATGGATGTAACCCGTATTCATAAAAAACATCATCAAAACCATATTTTTCAACTAATTTTTCAAAAACAACAATCTCAAATGTCAAGACAGAAGAAATCTTATTAAAACTTTTCGTTTTCTTACATCTCATAATTTCTTTTCTGATTGTTGAATTATCTACAGACATTGCTTTTTGTCTAGCTTTAGAATAAATAAAACATGATTTAGACATTGAAATAAATTTAGTATTTTTCATTAAACTACCATTAAAATTAAAGTTGACCTCAGATTTTTCTTCCAAATAAGCTGGTCAAACCTATTTGGCTTTACTCCTTCGCAAAAGGATAGTCGTTGAACGTCACCCATATATCATCCAACACTTAGGGTGGTCGCTGCTAAACTTCCATTGTCACAACACTTAGGTTCACACCATATGTTATCCTTATTATTTTTCTTTGTTTCCATCCTACTCAGCTTGTCGTTTCCAACTACTGTTTGAGAAAATAAGGCTTTAGGATTTCTTAGCAATTAACCTGATTAGTACAAATATATTTCTCTATATTTGCAGTGCAAGCTCACACCATTGTATTTCGAATTGTTATCATCAAGCTTTTTATCTTGATTTCTAAGTCATTACAACTTAGTCCAGCATATCTTTTCACCACTTGTCATTAACAAGTATTGCACGATGGTGAGACCTCTTGGACAGATTATATTCTTATCTATTTCAAAACAAGTTTCACTGTCTATGCGTTGTCCCTGACTAACTTTTTACGGTATAGCCTTCGGTTCGGATTGTCGTTACGAACGAGTTCTCCGCTTCATTTCTCACTTATAATCTATGATTTACTTTGCAATTTCATCATAGACGGCTCAAATCGTATCTCACGTATTTATAAGAAATACAATCAATAAACCGGCGCCGTATCCACAATATACGCACCCGCAGGTCTTTGTGGCTCATAATATGGTAATTCCCAGTCTGCGTTGATATAATCAGCTACAGTCTTGTATTCACCACCACCCACAGCATCTCTTGGAGAATCAGGCATATAATTGATTTTTGTTGCATCATAGTAAATCTTATATTTCTTCAATTTATCTGTGATACCACTTGCTTCAAATAATGCTTCTCCGAACTCTTTGTCGAAGAACGGCATCTTTTTAAAGATAATATTTCCGTCTTCATCTAATTTATGTTCACCTTTTAGAACTTTACCATCACTAGCTTCTTCATCTTTTTTCGAATAAAATTGAGCGGCTTCAACAGAGTTGATCCCTTTATTCGACAGATGAACGTGACTAATCATGGAAGATACTTGAGGTGAAGCATGTCCACCAACATCTGGGAACCAATCAAATTTCTGCATGGTTTCCATCGGTAATGCCACGTGTTGGTCATTTTGGTATTGGTTAATGTCCGTATGGTCGTTGAACACATTTTGCACCGCATAGTTACGCCACATTTTTGCACCAACCACACCACCAATAACAGCCGTGAACAAGAATGACACACCAAACTTAATCCATCCAGCAACAAACCATTCTCTCATGAAATGGAAATTGGTGCCAATATCCCCGTGCATAATATGGTGAGCACTAGATATAATGAATGTTAAAATAGCCCATGTACCAAAGAAAACACCGAAAACAGTAAGTCCAGTAACCCAAATACGAACTTTGGAACTAATCGGACGACCCAACTGACCACGTTGCATGTCTTGTTCGCTATAAACGTCCCGATTTCGAGGGTTATTGTAATTAGAGTTATCTAATTTCTTAGCAAATGGACTAAAATGATTATTAGCCATTAAATGACTCCCTTGTTTTATTTGGCTGACTAACCGTCTTTAGCATGCGCAAGGCACACCATATACCTAAAAACAAATTGTTTTCTATTACATTTTACCATAAAAATGGCTTAAATACAATGAAAAAAAGAGATACCTACGGCATCTCTTTTAAAGTTTATTCTTCAGATTTACGTTTTGTAACAGCAAATCCCAATACAGACGCAAGTGTCAAAGCACCAAGTGCATTAATCGCCATATTGTTACCACCTGCTGTGTTTGGTAGTTGACTTACTGGTTTTTCAGAACGTTTAAAATCATTTGATGGTTTTTCTTCATTGACAGGAATGAATTGCAAATCATCTTTCTTAGTTTCCTTCTTAGGACCAAAGTCGTTTAAACCAGTCCCCAAATCAGGTTTTTTAAGAGTTGACAAATCAAACTCAGGTTTTTCATTGATTAACGCATTTCCATCAACATCACCATTCACACCACCACTAAATTCTGGGATAGTTACAACAGGTGGTTCAATCGCATTTCCATCATTGTCTAAACCATTCCCTGCAATCACACCTTTATAATCTGATGTTTTATTCACTAAAGGTTCAGTGCTTACACCACCACTAAAATCATTGTTTTCAACAACAGGTGGTTTCACTCCATTACCATTACTAGAAATCAATTGTTCAATTGTTTCTTCTGT